GTTCATCAACTTGTACAGGTCTAACGATGCTGGAACTATCACTCCATTAAACGGTGCTGCGGCTCCATCAACCGTAATGGGCGGTAGCGACATTGCTGCTGGTCAACGATGGACAGGCACACGGCAAATGAACGGTCTTGGCTTTGCAATTGTGAAGCTGGTTTACAGTCGTGATGCAAATACTACCCAACTGTCTCCAATCACATTTAAAGTGTCCCACACATTGAATGGAACAGGTGTGGCAAAGCCGGGTGACGTTTGGTATGACTACATTACAAATACTGTCTATGGTGGCGCTGTAAACACTTCATTTGTGGACAGCACAAGTAGAACAACACTGAACACTTATAGTGACGCAACCATTACGTTTACCAACAGTGGCGGCGCACCTTCTACACAAGCTCGTTATCGCATCAATGGTGTTTTAGATGCTGGTGAATCTGTGTTGTCAAACATTGACCGCATCATGTCTGCTTGCGATTCATGGATGACATACAACGCTGCATTGGGTCAGTGGTCTGTTGTTGTAAACAAACCAGAGACTGCGGATTATGCTTTTACAGACAACAACATCATTGGTGACATTAGAGTAAGTGCAACAGACATCACTAGCTCTATCAATCAGGTAGAGGCAAGGTTCCCGTTTAAAGAAAATCGTGACCAAGCAAACTTTATCAACATAAAAACGCCAACTATTCTGTTGTATCCAAACGAGCCTGTTAACAAGTACAGCATTACATACGACTTGGTGAACGATTCTGTTCAAGCACATTACCTTGCAAATAGGTTGCTTGAGCAAGCTCGTGAAGATTTGATTGTCAGCTTTAACACAACATATTTTGGCATCCAAGTTGATGCTGGTGATGTTGTTAGCGTGACCAATTCAGACTACGGATGGAACGCGAAGTTGTTCCGTGTGATGAAGGTAAATGAAGCATCTTTGGCTGATGGATCACTTGGCGCTCGTCTTGAATTGAGCGAATACAACGCGCTTGTTTATGATGACCAAACAATCAATCAGTTTGCGCCTGTGCCTAACAGCGGTTTGTCTAGCGCAAATTATTTCAGTGCAGTTTCTGCCCCAACAGTTACATCAGACAATCCAGCAAGTGCTATCCCAAACTTTGATGTCACGGTAACTACTCCAGCAACAGGGCGCGTTACTTTTATTGAGTTGTACTATTCAACAACAGCAACACCAACAGCAACTGATTTGGTGTTTCTTTATATTTTGACTTTGAACAATGGTCAAGCATTTGCCAATTCAACATCTTATGTGTTTGATAACATGGTGTTGCCAACAGGTTCGTCAACAACAACAACATATTATTTTGCGTGTGTTGTAGGAAATGATATTGGTCAGTCAGCAAGAAGTTCAATTAGCACAGGGTTTGTTTGGACTCCTGTAACTAATCCTGAAAACTTTATACCCGGCAACATGGAAACAGGAACGGCGGCAAACGCTTATATTCAGTTTGCTCAAAACGGTGTTGTAATTGGCAGTTTAAAAAGTGCTCTGAATGTAAGAAAAGTAGTGGTGGATACGACACTAGTTAACATTGCTGCGCAAAATAACAAAGATGGCAACTCAACAATTTGGGGGCATTCAGCAAACAATGCTGTTGGTAGTGGTAACGCAACTACTGGAACACATACAACAGCAGACACATTTAGCACTTGGCAACGTGTTGGTGCTTTGGGTTCTGGCCTTACAAACGCTGGTGTTTGGGGTTTAACTTACGCTGACAACGCTACTAGCAAAGGTGGAGCGTTTGAAAGGTACTCTGGCACAAGTAGTTCTTCTATAGGTTCGCTGAGTAAAGCTGTATATCTTGCAACGCCAGACTATGCAATCTTCAGCCCTGCTGGTGGTGGCAAATATTACTTTACAGATGGGATTGGCCCTTTTACCGCATACCATGAAGGCATGGTTGACATTGATGAAGTATTGGAAATTGGTGATATTGTTGTTGATGTAGGCGTGTTTTATAAGCACGGCATTTCTAACGTATTGTTTACCGTAGCAGGTAGCAATACATCTGAGCAACCAAGGGCGCTTGGTGTTGTTTCTTCAATTCTGCCTATTGGTCCATCTGTACCGGGTATCTTGTGGACTCTTGAGTCATCTTACAATGAAGGTGATCTTGGCCCGGTAACAACAATTGTTCTTGTACCCGGTTTTGATCTTGAAGAACTTGAAACAACATACAAGGTTGTGCAAGTAAACTCTGTTGGGGAAGGACAGATTAACGTCTGTGGTGAGGGTGGAGACATCCAAGCTGGTGACTTTATCGTCACATCTAGCATTCCCGGCAAAGGCATGAAACAATCTGATGACGTTATGAGGTCAATCACTGTTGCGAAAGCCCGTGAATCGGTCACTTTTAGTGATCCATCTGAAGTTAAACTGATTGCTTGCATTTATCTTGGCGGTTAAAATTACCAAACACATGACAAGACCCGTAGCCCTGTGAGTACATGGGGAGCGTTACCACCTGAGATCAGGGAACTATCATGGCAGTCTTTAACCGAAATTCACTAGCCCAAGTATCGGGCTTTGACAATCCAATTCTTGCTGGCGAACTGGTTTGGGATCAGCAAACGTATTGGAACTTGTCTTTCACATCTCTTGGCTTGCCTGTCAACCTTACAGGCGCAACCATTGATGCTCAGATTGTTAGGCGCAATGTTACCAACATTCAAGACACGCGAAATGGTCTGACGTTTGACATTGCAGATTACACGCCAACACCTGCTGCAATCCCGTTAACAATTACAAACATTGTGGCTGCTGCTGGTACTTGTACGCTAGTCATTGATGCTGGCGCATGGGGTTTGATGGCAACAGATCCACAGCTAGACATCAACGCTCAAAATTGCGTAGGGTATTCAGGTCGTGTAAAGGTATCTTTTCCTGCTGCTGGTGCAACTCCAGCAGATGACATGATTATCTTCTTGTTGTTCCTTGTCCGTTCTGATGGTGTGATCGTGTTATGAGCAATATAACTGTAAACGTCATTGACGGAAATAACGTCAACCTTGAAGTAGTGCCACAGCCTCGCGTAGAGGCTAGGATTGACCGTGGTGTGCTTGGCCCTACGGGTCCAACGGGAAGCCCCGGATTTATTGGTTCTAATGGCCCTACAGGGCCAACAGGCGCTCAAGGTTTATCAATTACCGGACCTACTGGCCCAACAGGGGCTGCGTCTACTGCTGTCGGACCTACGGGTCCAACAGGGACGCAAGGGTTATCAATTACCGGGCCAACTGGGGCCACTGGTGCAGACTCGACCGTTGTTGGACCAACAGGTCCGCAAGGCAATCAAGGGCCAACTGGTCCTACGGGCGCGGCGTCAACTATTGCTGGTCCTACAGGTCCAACTGGATCAATTGGTTTGTCTGGCCCTACTGGACCTACTGGAGCTGCATCAACTGTTGCTGGACCCACTGGTCCTACAGGAACTTCTGGTTTGAACGGCCCTACCGGACCTACTGGTTTACAAGGTATTGCTGGCCCTACTGGTCCTACCGGAACATCGGGAATTGCTGGCCCCACAGGTCCAACGGGCGCTGATTCAACAATTGCTGGCCCTACAGGGCCAACGGGTTTGCAAGGTATTGCTGGCCCTATTGGTCCAACTGGAACACAGGGCGATATTGGACCAACTGGTCCTACCGGATCAGCATCAACTGTTGCTGGTCCAACTGGCCCTACAGGTTCTACTGGTTTAACTGGCCCTACTGGTCCAACTGGTGCTGATTCGACTGTTGTTGGCCCTACAGGACCAACAGGCGCAATGTATGGAAGTCGTGTTGTGTCTTACGCTGATGCAACAAGCATCACAATGAATGCCGACACAACCGACATGGCAACGATGGCTAACACGCAAGCTGCTGGAACATTTACATTAAATGCCCCAACAGGCACATTGGCAAATGGTCAAAAATTGATGTTTAGAATGACAAGCACAAACGTGCAGACGTTTTCTTGGAATGCTGTTTTTCGAGGGTCAACCGATTTGACTTTGCCAACGGCATCATCTGGTGCTAGCAAGGAAGATTACATGGGTTTCATTTACGATAGTACAGCTATCAAATGGGATTTAATCGCTAAAAACTTTGGGTTCTGACATGAAAATCGACTTTGAATTTGACACACCCCACGGCTTGTTTCGTGATGCTTTGCACTTGCCAGATGACCACACGTTCACAGATGAAGAAATCCAAGCAATGAAACAACAGCGTGTGGACAACTGGATTGCTGTGGTCACTGCACCACCTGTGGAAGAAGTGATTGAAGAAGTGCCTCCAACTGAGGGGGTGTAATTGTGGCGAACAGATACTGGGTTGGGGGAACTGCCAACTGGGATGCTACGGCTGGTACTAAGTGGGCGCTGACCAGTGGCGGTGCTGGTGGGCAAGCTGTGCCAACTGCGGCTGATGATGTGTATTTTGATGCTGCAAGTGGTGCGGTGACTTGTACGGTTACTGCCACTGTAAACTGTCGTGCTCTAAATTTCACAGGGTTTACTGGAACATTTGCAGGATCAGGTGTGATTAATGCAAACGGTGATGTTACGCTTAGTGCTGGCATGACCCTTACCGCTAGTAGTTTAACTTTTAATCAAACAGGAATATTAACATCCGCTGGTAAAACTTTTCCTACTGGAAGTCAGGTAAGATTGATTACTGTTGGCGCTACCCTTACATTGGCTGATGCGTTTAATAGTAATGGAGCATTAGTTATTATAAATGGAACATTCAACTCTGCAAATTACAATATTACAGCATCTGCACTTGAGTCGAGTAACAGCAATAACGGCAGAGTAATTAATCTAGGAAGCAGCACTGTAACTTTAACCAGTGTTTTTACCCCTTTTGATTTTTTAAACTCTACTGGATTGACTTTTAATGCCGGTAATTCTTCAGTTATTATTACGGGTAATATAACAGCATTTTCACCTACCACCACAAAGTCGCTTACATTTTATAATGTATCTTTGACAAATACATCCACGGCAACCCGAGCGTTTACTTCTGTTGGAACAGGTAACATATTTAATAATCTAACAATAGCCGGTCCAGCCGCCGCTGGTGTAACGCAAATAACATTTAACGCACCCCACACCATCAACGGCACACTGTCCACCACAGGCACAGCAGGTAATCGCCGTGTTTGGTTCCGTGGTGCAACTTACGGACTAGCCCAAACCCTTACCATCAACAGCGCACCAAGCCTGACTGATGCTGACTTCCGTGACATCTACGTCATTGGCACTGCCGCTCCGATTTCTGGTACTCGCATCGGTGACCTGCGCGGCAATAGCGGCATCACGTTTAGTGCGCCAAAAACTGTGTATTGGAACTTGGCTGCTGGCGGCAACTGGTCTGCAAATGCTTGGGCTGCCACCAGCGGTGGCGGTGTCAGTACAGACAACTTTCCACTAGCTCAAGATACTGCTGTTATTGAAAACACAGGGCTGAATACGTCTGCAACCGTAACAATGGATGCAGCCATAAATTATTGTGGGACAATAGACTTGTCTAATCGCACCAGTGCAATGACGTTTACAACTGGTTCTGGGTATAACGTCTATGGCAACTTTAAGTTGTCGTCGTTTATCACAATGTCAGCAGCTTGGCCCGGGCGAACATACACATTTTCCGGAAGAAATGTGCAAACAATAACTTCTTATGGGCAAACGCAAATGCCTATTATTGTTATTGACTCCTACGGCGGCACAGTTGAACTTGCTGATGCGCTGAACATTGGCTCCAACACGCTTACCGTCACCAACGGCACGTTTGACACCAAGGGTTATGCAGTCACTGCTGGTTCTTTGGTATCTAGCGACAGCAACGTCAGGACTATTAATTTTGGGGCTAGTACAGTTACATTAAGTGGAGCAGTGACATTTACTACTTCTACTAATTTATCCTTCAGTGCCGGAACTTCTCAAATAAACATAAGTAATGCAAACCAAACTTTTGCTGGAGGCGGATTAAATTTTTACAACGTGACTTACACAAGACCAACAAACACCAGCTTTGTAATCAGTGGATCAAACACGTTTAACAACCTTACCATTACACCAACAGGGACAGGTGTTTTTAACTGTACACTCGCATCAAATCAAACAATTACAGGTACGCTCAATTTGTCAAGCGCGTCACCTATTCAACGAACATTCCTACGCTCTGACACCCTCGGCACACAGCGCGACCTAACCGTAGGCACTCTAGCAGCCACCGACTGCGACTTCCGCGACATTGAAATACTTGGCGCTGCTGCTGGCTCTACGCCTACACGTGCTGGTGACTGCGGTGGCAATGCTGGCATCACGTTCCCTGCACCAAA